CGTAGAACTGCCCCATTTAAGAAGGACCAGTTTGACTCTACAAACGAGCCTGGAGAACAATCACTAACGGGCTGGTGGATTCGTAGCCAAATGTCATTTCATGGTGGCTCAGGCATTAATTTCTTTGACCCTGCAACTAATGATGAGAATGGACACTATCGCTTTGCAGATAGCAAAGGATTAAATGTCTGGACCAAAGGTCAAGTTACACTCCTAAATAACTCCACACAAGGACATAACACTACTGGTGCTATCCGTTCTAATGGTCGCGCATTTCAAACAATGCGCTCTATTAAATGGAATAGTTCTTCTGGTGTATTACTTCATGATGAATATGACGTAGATAAAATTGATACTAATGGAACAGTCACTCACTTTATTGACTATAATGCTGGTATAAATGCACCTGTGTATGCTGTTTGTGATGATGGTACTACTGCATATTGGATTACTAACTCAGCAACTAAAAAAGAAATATATAAGAAAGCATTAACTGGAACAACTGCTACTGCTAATACTTTAATGTTTGATGAAATTGGTTTAGTTACCAATGCAACTATGGAGTATGTTAAAGACCGCATTGTTATGTGTGTTGATAACAAAGTATATAACTTTGCTGCATCTGCAGTGGCTATGCCATCAGTATTGTATACACATCCAGTATCTAGCCATACCTATACCAGCATTACAGCATCAGGTCCAGCGATTTATATCGCTGGCTACAACGGTATTCAGTCTACTATTCAAAAATTTACCCTTAATACTGATGGAACTATGCCTACTCTTTCAGCAGCACAGGTAGCAGCAGAACTACCAGTAGGTGAAATAGTACATAAGATTTACTACTATCTAGGTTACATGATGATTGGCACTGATAAGGGTATTCGTGCTGCTATTGTTAATGACCAAGATGGTTCTATTTCATATGGTCCTTTGATTGTAGAAACCAGCCAACCTTGTTATGACTTTGCTGCACGTAATCATTTTATATGGTGTGCAACAGGTGTAGATGGTGAACCTGGAGTCATTCGTATTGACCTATCAACTGAAATAGAAACACTTCGTTTTGCATGGGCTAATGATATTTATTATGATGGTGTAACTGGTCATCAAACAACTGCTTGTGCATTTGCTAACGGCACAGACCGCCTAGCATTCTGCACTACATATGCTAGTGCTACTAGTGGTTATGTTTATATGGAAGATGACACAACTCTACGTATAACTGGCTATCTAACAACAGGTAATATTAGATACGGAACTTTAGAACCTAAAAACTTTAAGCGTCTATTAGCCCGTGGTAACTATACCTATGGTTCTATGACGTTAGAAACTGTAGATGCAAATGGTAATGAGTATGACCATATTTCATACGATTCTTCTGTTTCGCCAGTAGAGGTAACAACAACCAGTCCAGCACCTGCACAAGAATATGTTGCATATAAATTTATTATGTATCGTGATGGCACAGACAGCACTAAGGGTCCAGTATTCAAGGGCTATCAGGCAAAGGCTACTATTGCTACTCCAAGACAAAGACTTATTAGCCATTATGTTTATTGCTTTGATGAAGAAACAGATAAATACAATGTTCCATTTGGTTATTCTGGTAGAGCATATGACCGCATTCTTGCTCTTGAAGCCATTGAAGAAAATGGAGATGTTGTTACATGGCAGGATTTGAACACAGGTGAAAGCCGTCAAGTTCAGATAGAAGGAATAAGTCTAGTAAATAATACCCCACCAGATAAGAACTCTAATGGGTTCGGTGGCATATTGGAGATTGTGGTGAGAACAGTATAATGTCAGCAAATGAATGGGCAGGATTAGCCGTAGCAGCATTCACCTTGATAGGTGGCGTTGCTGCTGGAGTTAGATTCCTAGTTAAACATTATTTATATGAACTTAAACCAAATGGTGGTGGCAGTTTAAAAGATAAAGTAAATCAATTGGATGAAAAAGTAAACTTGCTTACTGACCTAGTTAAGGAACTTATAGGTAAATAATATGGGACAACGGCTTGACTTCTGCCAAACTGCAGTTGCTGAGATAGGAACTAAAGAGAAGCCAGCAAACTCAAATAAAGTTAAATACAATAATAACAATGGACAGTTCTGGTGTGGTTACTTTGTTGACTGGGTAGCCAAGCAAATGAAAGTATCTATGCCTACTTGTGTCTATACTCCTACTGGAGTGGCTGGCTTTCAGGGCAAGGGACTATGGGTAAATGCAGAAACTGCTAAACCTAAGCCAGGATTCATAGCGTTTTTTGACTTTCCTGGGGGCGAAAAGGTAGACCATGTTGGTATAGTAGTTTCTGATAATGGGGACGGAACTGTTAGTTGTGTTGAAGGAAATACAACTGAAGATGGTAAAACAGGAAGCCAGTCAAATGGTGGAGTTGTAGCCATGAAGATTCGTGCTTATAAGAAAAACAATAAACGAAAACTACCTGTATATATAACTGGCTTCGGAACACCGAAGTTCAAAAACTAGGAGAAACATGAAAGCAATCAAAGAGTTCCTTACACCTAAGCGTATCGCTGTATTGAAGTCTTATCTACGTGGTGTCTTGGTATCTGCCTTGACTCTAATCTCATCTAATGCACTAGGGCTAGACCCAGTAGTCTCTGCTGTGCTGGCTTCATTGGCTGGTCCAGCCGCTAAGGCGCTGGACAAGACTGAAACTGAGTTCGGTGTAGGCTCCGCAGAATAGCCTTTTAAAGGCTCTAAACCCCCGATTTAAGACAGTTAGACCCCCAACTGTAGGTGAATACCTATGGCTGGGGGTCTTTTCTGCTTTATTAAGTTGTTCTTACTAGGGTATCCCCACACCCTAATAAGAATCCTAGTGTTTCCCCTGCACTAGGAATACCTGACTGTATTGATTATATCTTCTATCTTGATTAGATAGCCCTTGCTCGGATTGGGCTGGATGTTGCAATTGATTGCTCTGCCTCTAGTAGTTACTGTTTGTTTGAGAGTTTCTGTAGGTACAAGGAATACATTGGTTTCCAATACGAACGCCCAATACGCTGCCTTAGTCGTAGATAAGCCCGAAGGATACCACTCACCCTTATTATGAGACCAACATACAGTTTCGATATAAACATTACCAGTTTCTTTCCATCTTAAATCTCTTTTAACTTCTACTGTTTCTCCACCAGTGAGTAGTTCTTTGACTAAGGATTCTCCTTCGTGTCCTACTGATAGGTCTAAATCAAAGTCTGATAGTGCCATCGTGATTCCATCCTACAACTAGTGGTTCTGGTTTAATACCTAGTCTTACTCGCATTCTTTCTCTTACTCTTGGTGTAGTGCCTGCCCAATATCCTTCTACGTTTACAGTTAAAGCGTAGTTAAAACATTGCTGTCTTACTGGACATTCTGCACATACACGTTGAAGTAATTTTATATCAGGATATGCTGATGGTTTATCATCTTGTGCAAACCACATGTCTGGGTCAGTAGTAGAACATGATGGAGTATCAGTCCATTTTGGGTATGCCACGCTTTATCCTTTCTACTGCTGCTTTAATTCCATCTCCAAATACACCCTCGTATTTATTCCAGTTGTTTAAGTCCACAACAATATCCATCATGGCATCATTCCAGCCCTCAATGTATTTTTGTTGGAGTATATAGTCAATATCTTTCATTAGTTATCCGTGCTATAAAATCCTGAACCTTTGAATTGTATGCCTGGAACTGACCATACTCTTACCATCTGCTCACCACAAGTAGTGCAGGCTGGTGGAATATTCTCAGTTACTTCCTTAACTTCATGACAGATATTACATTTGAAATCATATCTAGGCATTGTCATCTTCCTTTCTGATATACGGCAGGGTAACTAATGAACCGCAGTTAACACATTCACCATCTAGAAAATAGAATACTAATTCTCCATCTTCAAATGAACCTATCATATGGAATAAATCTCCACCGCATACGCAGTAATCACCAAGATATGAACCACGCAAGTCCATAGCCTGTGAGTAATCTGTTGGATGTAGCAGTTCCTGGATACTGATATTGTCAGGATTCTGTGCTGGTGTCGTCATCATCTTCCTCTATCATAACTGCATCTTCATCATGGTATGGTTTATATCCACCAAGGTTTTTAATTAAAGAACTAATAGCACGTTGCACTTTCATACGTGCACCATCTTCTGTTGTCTTTAACTCTCCTGCTAAATCTTTCCATTCAGTTTCTTCTGATGTACTAAACTTTACACGTAATACATTTTGCTTTGCCTCTGATAATCTATAGTAGGCTGCTGCTATATCTGAACGTAGCACCAACCAATTATTAGTATCAGTGCTTTCACCTTTGCTAAACTTGTAGTTTAAGTCTTTGATAGCAACTGGAATTTCATATGATTCTGCAATGATAGATGGCAGGAATGCTTCAATAACTGATGCGTCATAATAATATAAATCAAGTAACTCGTAGCCTACCTTGCGTGACTTTTCACGCTCACAGTATTTGATGGCAGCATTTCGCAGTGACTTGGCTATAAGTTTGTCTCTGTCTTTCTGCTCTAGTGCTGACCACTCTTTATATTTTTGGGGATGAGTTACGAACCAAAGCCATAGCACTTGTTGTATATCTGGCTGTTCAGTCATAGGGTATTTGCGGTTATACTCGGCAGCCAGTGCTACTACCATTGACCCGTATTCATCCACGTACATTTAGTTATTCAATGCCTTCCCATTGTCCTCTTTGTACCAATAGTCCGATTATAGCATAGTTGGCTAGGTCCATTAGGGTATCTTCGATAGATTCATAGTTAGGTTTTTGATTAGGAACTGCATAGGTTAGATGCTTTAATCGTTCCATCTTGTCATGCATTCTGACCATCAGTCCATTCATTGCCCCGCCTGGAGCGTGGGCAATATTAAGTGGACCATAATCCTTATGCTTGCGTAGCAACAATGTCTTTGCATCTAAAAATGTTTTATCTACACTGATTTCAAATGTAGATTTAGGTGGTATTGGAGTTGCTTTTTTAGGAGCAGACGCTGGTGCGAACTGTTCTTTAAACTTACGCCATTCAGCATCTCTATACTTGTCAGTCATTTAATATATCCTTTGCTTCTTTATCAAAGCGGTGCATTGCTTCCTGGACTAGTAGTTCTTCAACTGTTTCGTTGCCCCTGCCAGTGACTGCTGAAATCATTACTGTTGCAATCATTGTCAGCATGTCTGCTGCTGTCTCTGGGTCTTCTAGTATTTTATTATATACATCTTTGAGTGCATTGAGTAGGTCTAATCCCTGAGTATCTGATATTGGAAAACCAATTATCTTAGGATTGTCTGTAACGAATTGCCATACTTCATCTTTCTTACTCGGCGTTAAGGCATCTGTGGATTCTGTCATTTATAAAATCTACCCCTTCTTTAAGTACGATACTGTTTACGTCATGCCCTTCTGGCATTTGGATTATATTTACATTACCTAGTTCTCTGCTTATCTTCTTACCAAACTCCAGTCCTGGTGCATCTCCATCTGCTAATACGATAACTGTATCAAAGTCATCTAGGATTCGTGTGTAGTATGGCTTCCAATTATTAGCACCTGGAATACCTACTGCTGGGTGTTTAGTCTTGGCATTAACTGTTATTGCATCAAACTCACCTTCGGTTACGCAGATATAATCATTGGCAGTTAATACAACTTGTGCATTAAACATAGTAGTCTTAGCACCTGGCATACCCATATACTTTGGGTCTACATTTCCTAGCGCTCTAAATCTAATATCTACCACACCTGATGGTGTGATATATGGAATGGCTAGTCTGCCCTGATACTGCTCATGACCTGGAAGAGCCTCGTTCACTACGCCTAAATGAAAACGACTGACTTCCTGAACTGTTAGCCCGCGAGCCGCGAGATAATCCTGAGCCAGATGAATGTGCTTGGCGTATTCCTGTGTCGCCTGTAGGAGATATTGCCTCTGCGAATTTGACAGCCTCACGATAATTGCCTCCTTCCTTATACATAATTAAATCATATACATCTCCGCCTACACCACAAGCGTGACATTTGAATCTGTTCTCATCAAAGTTCACACCTGCTGATGCATGGCTATCCGCATGAAACGGACATTTAATCTTGCGCCAGCCGTAGCCCCGTGCTGGCACGGCTGCGCCAACGTATTCTAAATAATCTGCAATGTTATGTTTCGCGTCCACGCATTGCATCCTTTATCAAAGCCAACCATACTTTGGCTGGCATAGTGCAATACCATTCATCAACATTCTTTGTTCCTTTTTTCTTATGTAGAACTACACCTGTCCAACCTTTATCGTTAAACATTTCTACTTCTAGTTCTTTTAGCCAAGCACTAAGGTCTAACCTAACGTGATTCTTTACTTCAATGGTTACTCCATTGACACCTGCTACATCACCTCTGTCAAGGTGAGAGCCTGCTAATCTGCGTTCTGCATATGGAAATCCATTTGCTTTTAGCCAGTTAACTACTGGTATTTCTCCGCCTTGTGTACCTTTGCGTTTGGCTGCACTACTCACATTAGTTCCTTTTTAATAGCCTGAATAGTTGGACAAGGATATGGAACATCTTCGGCAGAATTTAGTTGCCCACAATGGTCGCAATCTTGAATAGGAGTTCCTTCAAAATTAATCCAAACAGTATGTGGCTTATGCAATTCCACTACTGCACGAAGGGCTAATACCAAGTGAGTTGGCATTACATTTCCGTAAGGCTCTAGTCCTGCTTGTGCAATTCTGTTTAGCAATTCTTCGTGTGTCATAAGACTTCCTGTTGTGTATACCTAATCGGTGCATCATCAAGATACATTGAATCTGGATTGAAAGCAAGACTGACATAGTTACTACCTGTCTGGTCTGCCCTGCCATATCTATTCTTAACTGGGGCTACACAAAGATATGTGTCATCTCCCTGTTTCATCTGACCAATGGTAAGAATCATGGCAGGAATCTGATTGACTAAACCTTGAATAGCATTACGTGGTTGGCAAGGAAAACCTTCAAAGCCTTCCTTAGTATGGTGCAATACAAGCACTGCTGCATTGGTATCTCTTGCAAGATACTTTAACTCTTTCATTGCAGCACGCATACCCTGGAATTCTTCGTGTCCATCCATTGCTATATCCATTAAGTTATCTACAACAATAAGTGTAGGGGACTTGCCCCAAACTGTTTCGAATGCAGATACTTCTTCATCTAAGTCTTTAAGTGTAGGACTAGATTCAAATGACCAGAACAAGTGATTGTTCATCTGTAATATTTCGTGTGCTTTTTCTGGCTCACGTTTGAGCAACTGTTCGGCTGCTGCCTGTGTCATCCTGCCTGTCATTGCGATAAGACGCATTGCCATAGTATGAGCATTAGTATCTGCGCTGAAGTAGAGTGTTGGATATTGTGCTTTTGCAGCGAGTGCTAATGCTACTGATGACTTGCCTGCACCTGGAGTGCCTGCAACTAATGTAACTTCTGCACGGCGCAGAATAATTCCTGCCCGTTCGAAAGCCGCAAAAGCGGGTGGCAATGGTTCGCCACCCACTTCTGCTTTCTTGACTGAACGTCTAAGAGTTTTCAATTACATTCCTCACAATGACATCTGTTGCAGTTTGGTTCTTTGCATTCGTCCCAACCTGTCTGCTCTGTCATTACTTAATCTGTTCTGGTACGAATGTATTCCATTCCATATCAGTAAACTTAATATACTGATTCTTACACTTATCGAATGCACCCTTTGGTGCTGGGCAGAAGTAACCCTTGTATGGCTTTCCGTCCTTACCCATACCTTGGATTGGTGTCATACGTCCGTGTGGACAATTGCGTCCACCACCTAGCGATGCTGCTGCTGCATGAAATTGCTGTGCTGCAACTGGTGCTACATCTGAATCTTCAGTATGAATAACTTGTGCACCTAACTGCGCTGCTAGATTTGCAGTTACTGTTGCTGCTGATGAGCCACGAATACCTGCTTCTAGTTCTTGTGTTGCTGAGATAATTGCATCTAGTCCGTTTGCAATTACTTGGTCTAGTTCTTCTCCGTGAGTTGCACGAACTGTAACTAATGAACCTGCTGCTGTTTTTACTGTGATACTAATTGGAGCCTCTGAATGAGACATGTTTCTCCTATTCGAATGGAGTAGTGAGACCTTTTTGGTCTCGCCACTTTCTTACTTTCATTGCATGCTGTACGCCTTTCCATCCTTCTTGGATGTCAATCCATACTAACTTGCAACTTCCTGTTCCTGCTGGCAAGTGAATAATGATGGCTTTATCTTGGTTGATTTCTCCCCAAGAACCGCGACTTGCCGTAGCAGGATAATACGGCAAGGCGCGAGAGTAAATAGCCAACTGCATTGCAATATTATTTGGATGGTCTATTCGACCTGTCTTAATATCTGCAATGTATTGCTCGCCTTTATACTCAACAATTCTATCTGGAGTTCCTGCAATTTTATACTTGTCAAGAACTGCAAACTGTTCTATCTGAACATTGTTGAGAACACTAGTTGCTGCTTCATATGCTTTGATATCTTGCAGCCATTGGTCTGGTACTGGTCCTAAGTCCTGACCTAAATCTAATCGTTCTGTGTATGCATGTATTGCTGTTCCAATGTTGGCTGCTTTGCTTGCACCTGCAACTTCCATTGCTTCTTCAATATATGCATTGATAGCCATCTTGTCTTCGCCTGCTGCTGCAATTGATAATAAAATATCTGGTCTCGTTGTTAACCCTATTGCAGCCATACGCATTTTCCAGGCAGTTAATGCAGATGCGTCATCTAAACTATTGGCAATAGTAGTAGCACGGGTATATGCCACTTCTTTTGTACCATTGACTGGCATGATTAAAGGTCTGCCATATCTATCTCTTTTTATTTCTGTTGCCGCCATTACCATCCCGTTGTTTGAAGGTAGTAAAAGTATACCACACCTTTTGAAATGTCCCGTGTTCGCAGATGGCGGGACCACCCATCCCAAGAGGAAGCACCGCCGCCACAACGGTGCTGCTTGCGTAGAAGCCTAGGTAAAAAGGATTAAAAACCTAGGCAAGATTATTCTTCACGCACATCATCAATATCAATCTGTTGAATGCGTGTATCAAACATTCCAATGTCTACTTGTAGTTCATCTTCAATTGCTTCTCTAACATCATCTTCATCAGTTGCTTCAATATTAGATACTTCTACAGTAATAATTACTGTTGCACTGTATAGATTACGTAGTTTATCTGCACCAATTTCATCAAGCATTTCATTGATATCAGATACATCTGCAGTTAACTCTTCATCGCCTGATGAATGACGGTCATTGAAGAAAGAATATACTGTCTGACGAGCATTACTAATAGTACGGAATGCACTTGATAGTTCTGATTGCAATGAAGCAACTGCATCTTTACGTGCTTCTGCATGCTTGATATAGTCTGTTAAAGAATCCTGTGTAAAGTTATATGTATTTCCATCTACTGTTATTACTACTGGGTAGTTTGTGTCCACCTTATTCTCCTTTTTGAATAGTGAAAGTAAACTGTGCTGAACCCATTGGTTCATCATGGGACCAACGCCTTGCTGTTAAGTTGTCTCTGTCTTGATAGAACTCGATACGATAATCGGTTCGTTCTAATCTAATAGTATCTAGAATTGTATTAGGATTACACTTGGCATAGCCAGTATCGCCAGTCCAATTCATACCTTTGCCCTGGACTAGAACTGTTGCGCCTGATGGCGCATCATTCTCTCCAAGCCAATTGATTATTAGATGATGTAGATTTTCTTTTGAATCATCATAGCAACCCCAACAATCATCTGCTGGATTGCCATCATAATCCATGCATACACAATGACTTGCAACTTCAACTGTGTTTATCATGCTGTTACGCCTAGTAATTCTAAGCCACGATACTTGATGTCATCATTGCGTTGAGCAAGAGTAGCAACTGCTGCTGTCTTGCTGGAGTTATGGTCTGTATATTCTACGACTGCATGCCACAAGCCGAAGGCTGTGCCATGAATGTTAGCCTGAGTTTCAGACTGTTCGTAGATATTAAGGGCTGTCTGCCGTGCCTTTAGGGCACGGGTCTTGGCTGTCTTCTCACCTTTACTCAACAAATCGTATGAAGTATTTTCAATTTTTGAAGGTAACGCCCAAACACGTTTGAAATATTCCACTGCTGCTTGTCTACTTACTACTTTACCTTGTAGATAGTTAGCAATGGTTTCATATTGTTCAATAGAATCATATGAAATTTGTAGGATGTTTCGAATATCACCTGCAGATAACTGACTATTAATTGTATGCGGCAATCTGTATTGCATCTTGCTTTTACGTCTGAGTAATCCGTTAATCTGATTCATGCAGAACAATCGTTCAATGACTGGTCTGATTGTGACTGAACCTGAACCATCATGGGTAGTTCTGGCTAGTAGGAATGCAGCATGCGGGTCGCCTGCTACATTAACTTCTTTAGGCAGGGACATTAACATCCATACCTTTGCACCGCCATCATACTCTCCTGCTGCTGCATAGCGTGCTTCGCCTGAATCTACAATTGCATCCAGGGATGAAAAGATTTCATCATTCTGGAATATCTTATACTTGTTTCCAACTACACCTACGACTGATGATTCTCCAAGCGGAGTAGTTTTAACTATCGCTTTACGGATATCAATCGGCAGAATTTTTGTAGCCAATCCTGCTTCTGTCATGATTGGATAATCTGCATGCATATCATGCATAGATACTGTCCAGTCAAGTCCTGCTTGTCTGGCTGCATCACTGGCTGATGTTGCTTCTACCGCTGTGCCTGCTTTAACCCAGGCTGCTAGTGGCTTGCTCATTATTCTCCTTTTGTATTTATATAATTAAGTTCCACTAAATCTATTTCATTATAGACTTTGCTTGCATCTGCTTTGTCCATAGAATCAAACTTGTCGAAAGCATCATCTGTATCTTCTGCTTCAACATAGTAGTATATAGTTTGAGTTATCTTATATAGGTTACTCATTGGTATCTTCAAAGATAATTGCTTTAATTTTTGGATGTAGTTCGCCAGCCATAGTCTGCATCTCTTCTGCTGAGAATACTGGATAAATACGGCTAAGTAACTGAGCAAGTGAATAGTCAGGATTATGGTCAAGTACTTCTCTAACCATCTCTGCTGCTTCTTCTTGCTTATCATCACA